GGCATGGTTGTTTGCGATCCAAAAACCGCTGGCGCTTTCCGGCCGGCTTTCTTGGCGTTGACGTACCGGGCACCTCGCCTCGAGTTGCATGGTTTGCATGATCCGACCAGGTTGTCGCGGTCCTCTGTTCCTCCGGCGTCGTGGGGGATGAGGTGGTCGACTTCGGTGGCGGTTGCTTTGTGGCACCAGTGGCATACGGGTTCTTCGGACAGGACTCGGGCCCGTATGGCTTTCCATTGGGTGCTAGATGTACGGGCGGGCATAGATGCGTTCGTATCGGATGCGTCGTCGGCTGGTGAGGGTTGTGCCTCCCCAAATTCCGCCTACGTCGTCGGCATCGGTGGGGTAGATGTCCCGTAGTGTCCATTCGAGGCATTGGCTGCGTACGGGGCATCGAAGGCATGTTGCGAGGGCTCGGACAATGTTGGCGCGTCCTTCGGGTGTCTTCGGGTGGTCGAACCACCATTCGAGCGGTGTGTCGCGACACACGGCCTGGGTCATCCAATGCTCAACCACGGCGGGCCTCTTGCGGGTCGTAAAGCATTGCTCGTAACCGTTCGATTTCGGTGAGCAGCAGGTGGCATGCGTAACCGAGTTCAGCGTTTACCCGGTTGTGTTCACGGATGATGCGTACCGCCCATTCGACTGTCGGCATTTCGTCATTCATGGCCGGCGTCCTGGTGCTCGAGGTCGTGGCATCTGTGGCAGATGAGCTCGACGATGATGGTTCCGTCGATCATGGCGAATGGCCGTTGGTGTTCGGCTGGCCGGCATCCGCAGTCGATGCAGTAGGTGTATCCGTCCCAGGTCATTGGGTCCACCATTCGTTCCAGATGTTGCCGGGGTGTGTGCCGAGGCGTACAGCGAGCTTGTCGCCGGAGAACATGGGTATTCCGGTCGATTTCCATTCGACGAGGCATCGCACGGACTGGCCGGTCAGTTTCGCGACGCTGCGGAATCCGGTTTGGTCCATCTGGTTGTTCGACTCCAACCATTCGACCAGGCCGGCGTATGGGAGGCGGGGTTGTTTCTGTTTCATGTGCGTTCCCACCAGTCGATGAGGCCGACGCCGTCGCATTCGCCGCAGTGCTCGAGGTGGTCGGCCTGGTTGGGATACCAGCCTGTTCCGGAGCAGTGTGCACAGACGAGCGGCGTTTCTCTTGTAGTTACTTCTAACGATGTTTTTACGTCCTTGTTAGGAGTCAGTTCTTTATAGACGTGCGGGTTTTCCTGATGAGGAAAGTCCGCATGAGGAATCGTGTTATCCCCCAACATGTCCACAGGGTCTTCCACATAGGGGGTGTCGTAGACGGTGGTCATGATCCGCCAATGGCCGTGGCGGTCTTGGAAGCGGCGGCGCACCATGTAACGGGCATCCTCGAGCTCACTGAGCATGCTTCGTACGGTGTGAATGCCGTCGGGTGCGATCTTCGCCAGGTGTGCGGTGTGACATTCCCAGTTGTCGGGCCGGCTGAGCAGGTAGATGAGCAGTCCACGGGCTTTCCATGACAGTCGCCGGTCTTCGATGATCCGGTTGGGAAGCACCGTGAACATGGTCATCGGTCGCGGTGAACGTCGAATTGGCATCACCCACGCACCTTCGGTAGAGCCTTTACGGTCTCGATGTATTCGGAGGCCTGTTTGGCGGTGGCCGGCGTCCATTGGGCGAAGTCCTGGCCACGTTCCCGACAAATGGCGTGCAACGTGTCCAATTGTCGTGGGGTAGGCAACGGTCCATCTGACACTGGATCGGCGCTCACAGGGGCTTCTACGGGCCTCTGTGGGGCGTCTGGTGTGTCTTGACGGTGCCGGATTTCGTCGGCGGTGCTGATGCCCCGGTCGATGCCGAATCCCATGTAGCCGAGAGCCCGTCCGAGTGCCGAGGTGGCGGCGTTCATCATTTCGGAATCACGGGTGAATGGGGTACGGCCAGGGAACGGTTCCCAGGCGTGTGCGTTGACCGGTTGGGCGTCGTCCTCGTTACGCCACACGGTCACGTTCACCTCGAGGAATGCACGGTCCCCGACGTGACGGACTTCGGGTGCCGATTCGACAATGCGAAGGTGCGGATGCGCGCACAAAGCGGTCCGGAGGCGTTGGGCTACATCGACGTAGCCGTCCAGGTTCGGTTTGCCGGTCATCGGTCGAACGCTCCGCGGGCCTCCAGCACGGACAACAGGGTCCGAACCTCGTTCCGAAGATCCTGGTTGTCGCTGATGAGCTTCTCGAGGGCGGAGCCGGCCTTGACGAGGCAGTGGTGGACGGAGTCGAGCAGCTGTACGTCAACGGTGATAGTCACCGATCCGGTCGGCCATTCTTCGTCACCGAACATGTGGCCGACCTGGGTGTCCATCACGTCGAACAGTTGGTCCGCCCATTTATCGAGCCCGTCGACCAGTTCGTTGAGGGTGGTACGCATCAATCCCCCCTGAACCAGTCGCGAACAATGCCGGTGATACCGGCACCCAACATGACGACGGTAAGGATCTGGGCGATGAGGTTGGGGAGCGGGGCCTGGTTCATCGCATCGGCCCGTTCACAACGTCATCGACCTTGTCGAGGTGGAGGCGGAGCTGGTGGAGCTCGGCGTCGGACATGTGCAACGTGATGAACGACCCCAGCCAGTAGGTGCCAGGGGCTCCGCCGCGTCGGAAATCGGGGCGATCCTCACGGTATGTGGCGTGTGATGTGTGCATGTGACGGCCTCACTTGTTCCGCATGATGCGGGGAGGACGAACGTCAGCGGGCTCACCGATCAACTGGGCGACATTGACACCCAATGCCGACGCCAACCGATAGCAGGTCTTCAAGCTCGGAGCCTGGTGGCCACGTTCGACACGGCACACCGTTGCTGGCGTCAAACCGGCTTTGTAAGCGAGCTCGAGTTGGGTGAGGCCGGCTTTGATGCGGAGCCCGTGTAGGGCGGTCATCGACATGTCGACTCGGGGGCCTTGGCCGGGTGTATCGAGCACGTCTTCCGGAGGTGGATTCTTCAACATTGCACTTCCTTCGGTCGGGTTGGTCGGCTGCCAACGATGAAGCTGTGCAATGTCGCTAAGGGACCAATGGTCCCGCTAGTCTCAGGACCTATGTCTAGCCCCGCATGGAATTAGGGGCATGTGACATAACGATGACTGAGAGCGGCATACTGTCGGCTGCATGTCGGCAACCTAAAGTTACGCCTCTGTTGTTTGATAGTCAAGGGATTTTTTTCCCAGGCTGAGCAGGGAGTTTACCGCTTAGACGTTCGGGGGCCGGTTCGGCACGATGTAGACGGCCAGAGCTCCGACAGCGGCCGACAGGATCGCGAACACGTCATTGATCGACACATGGCCGTCCGTGGTCACCGAGACGGCAACGGCCAGGCCGGCGGCGATCGCCACGATGGCTTTGTTGTAGTGGTTCATGATTCCTCCAGGTTGAACAGGCGTCGTTCGATCGTGCCGAGTGTGCCGATCAAAGTTTGGTGTTGCTGGCCGAGCTGGTCGACACGGTCGCGTAGCGATTCGCCGCCGTTCGGTCGTAATTCGCGTTCCACGGCGAGGACGGAACGCTCGAGGCGCAAACAGAACCGGATGATGCGGACCACGACACGGATGGTGGCGATAACGAACGCTGCGATTGTGGAGACCACAACTACGTCTGTGGCTATTTCCTGGGTCCATTCGGGCAGCATGGCGTCACTGGGCGTTCAACCAGTCAAGGACAGCCCATGTGGGACTGTCGACGGTGCCGTTGACGGTCAGACGGAAGAACCGTTGGACGTTCTCGACGGCTTCCCTGGTGCGAACCCCGAACTGGCCGTCCGCTTGGATTGGTTGGCCGGCTTTGGTGGCCATGATGTGTTGGGCCATGCGTACATCGGGCCCGTGGTCACCGAGTTTGAGTGTCCGTCGCTGGTCGGGGATCGGGTAGGCAGGTGCCGGGTCGCGTCGGCCGAGTAGACGCCAGATGTTCCAACCGTCCAGTTCGACCGGTTGCATGTGCCACGGTTCCGAACTGATGTTGCAATGCAGACCCCACCGTTTCGCTTCGGCTGATCCTCGACGTGGTACTTCGGACCAGTTCGGTGACCGGTGCGGATTGGTTCCGTTACGGGCCACCAGGTCGACGGCAGCGAACTTGACCAGGCCGGAACGGAACTGTTGCGACTGGTGAAACGACTTGCCTTCCGGTGCAAACCCTGGTTTGTTCGGTTGGGCTCCGGTGGCACGCCAACCCGACCCGATGCCGATATGACCGTGTTGGGCGACGATCCAGGCCCGTAGCCGGCGTGCGTATTCGGGGTGCATCTTGTCGACCCCATGTTGGCTGAACAGGGTGTCGAGGTCGACCAGGCGGGAGCCGTAGCCGGTGGGGTAGCGGACGGTCACGCTGCGCTGGTTTCGTAGCAGCCGGACACCTCGATGTAGTCGGAGGTGGTCCAGGTGAACGGGATAGCCGAGGTGACGGCGACCCCGTACGAGTAGGTGGTGGTGGAGCCCTGGTCGCGTAGTGCGTAGATGGACACTTTGTCGGCGTTCACTTCGACACCTTGACCGGAATACCAGAGCAGGACGTTGGCGTCGACCATTCGCACCTCAAACGCGCTCGAGGGCACATCGGTGGCGGACGCCAACGGCAACGTGATTTCGGGTGTAGCGGTCACCGATGACGACGCGCCGAGCAGCACCTTGGCACGGAAGAACACGGTTTTCCCGAGACGCATGTACGCACCAGTGGCGGTTGTGTTGGAGATCCCGGTCACGGTCGGCGTGTAGGACACCCAAGCCCCGCCAGGCTGGCCGGCGGTGGTGACCAGTGAACTGTTGGCCACCTCGCCTTCTTGACAGAAGTTGTTGGTGCGAGCAGCGGTCAATTTCTCACCAACGGCGAACGTGTATTTGGCCATGGTCAGAATCCTAGGACGTTGCTATCAAGCAGCCCGAACACATCGTCGTCCAACAGTAGGAACGTGCCAGATTCAATGGTGTATCCCAAATGCAAGGTGACGGTGTGCCGGTCGGTTTCAATCACATGGTCGACACCTTCGATTGCCGCCCATCGTTCAATAGGGGTGGCCGTTGGTGACGGTTGAAACTCGATAGTTACGGCATCACCGATATCTAGACCGACAATGTTGGCGCGTGTCGCAGCGTCAATCCTGGGGTCGGCCAGGTCGACCGTGATGGTTGAGAACCGGATGACCGGGGAGCTGTAGTAGGTGAGCAGCCAGTTTGCTGAGTCCAACGCGGCTTCGTCGGTGTTGTGCAACAGGCCCGACGCGGTGAAGGTGCGACGCCGGTATCGGTCCACGCTGGTCGTGTCGATCGCGGTTTGGAGTGTTCCACCGACACGCTCGAGCTCGATGACGTTGAACAACTGTTCAGAGCCGTAGGTGACTTGAATACGGCGGTATGGGACACCGGTCCCGTCGTCACGGAACGCGACCGGGCCGGGCTCCGCAAGGGTCGCGGCCCGATCCTGAAACCGGATGTCTCCGAGCCGGGTGGCGTACAGCTTCCCGCCTTCGGTACGGGCCACCAGCTGCGCGTAGTTCAACGCGTTGGTTCCGGCGGTAACGGTGTCGGCCTGGAGGGTGACGGCACCAGTGTCGATGTCACGGCCGGCGTTCCATGCGACTTCGGGCCGGTCAAGGATCGCACCGATACGGGCTCCCGACAGTTGCGAGGTTGGGGACCAGTCGTCCAACGTGATGCCAGCCAACGCGGCGAGGGCATCGGTGCAATCGAACTGGGCGTCAGCTTTGCCGTTCAACGACCAGAACAGGTCCCAGTCTTCGATGAAGCCTTCAGCGATCACTACGTCATCGGTGAGCACCTGTACCCGTTTGCCGGGCACCAGGTTGCCGGCATACGGGGAGTCAGGGTTGAACGGGTCGAATGTGCCGTCCTGGTTGTGGAGACGTACCGTCCATCGGCCGGCGGGGATATCTCCCAGGATTTGGGCGGATCGGCCCCGATTCAGGGTGATTGATTGGACGTGGCTGGTGATGTCTTGGGCGATGTCTCCAGCAAGCACATAGTCGGAGTCGAGCAGGCCGGAGACGGAGTCGTCCAGGGTGAAGAACCCGAGGCCATCCCCGACATCGTTCTCCAGGTCGATGGTGGAGCCGTCCTCAAGCAGCAGGGCGTCGAGGTCTTCACCGAGCAGGCCGAATGGGCCTTGGTCGTTGCCGGATGCGGTGAGGTCGAACCAGACAAGCACCTGTGTCGGGCTGGGGATGAGGCTCATACCACTGCGGTTCCGTTGCGTCGCCGGTATGTCTCGATGGCGCGTATCACTTCGACGGGGTCGGCGGACGTTGAAATGTTGACGGTGACGGGTGCGAGCGATTCGCTGGCCATTGGTAGTCCGACGTTCGGACCTAAGCGGGGCGGTTGGGTTGGCGGGTTCGGGATGGTTGGTGGGCCACCGTAGACAGGTTGGACAGGCAACCCGAGATTTGTGGGTGACGGCCGGATCGGGACGGTCACACCTTGCCGTAGACGCTCGAGGGCGTCGAACACATAGTTGAGGTCGCCCCGGTCAAGTTCGGTGAGCAGTTTGATACGGGTTTCTTCGTCGATGCCGTCGAGCTCGACGACGATGTCGGCCAACGCCAACGCGAATTGGTCGGCTTCTTCTGTCGACATGGTCACCGTGGAGCGGAAGTAGAGCAGGCTGGTTTGGAAGTCACGCCATGCTTTACGGTCACTCACTCCGTCTTTCAGTTCCCGGTAGGCCTCGTCAAGGTTCTCGAATTCGTTTCGGAGGTCTTTTGTTGCCTTGTAGGTGGTGTCCAACGCGTTGGGTAGGCGTTCCCGGTACATCTGCTCCATCTGGAACGATGCGACCGTGTTGGCCTCGATCGACACAGCCAGTTCGTCCAGCTCGTCACCGGACAGGCCGGCTACGTCACCGAGGTCGTTGATGAAGCGGACAACTTCAGCAAGCCGAGTGGAGTCGTAGGCGGCACGCAACAGACCGGACAGTCCGCCCCCGGCGTCACCGGACAGGGCATTCAACGCGTTGTCGAGCACCACGACGGCATCAGCCATTTCACCGAGGATGGGGACGAGCTCCTGGCCGAGCGCGATTGATGCGTCTTGAGCGATGTCGGCCAGGTTGTCGAGCTGGGCCCGAAACTTTTCGGCTCGTTTGTTTTCTTGGTCGGTGATGATTTGACTGTCCGAGACAGCGCCTAACGCTTTCTCAAGGTCGAGCGCCGACATTGACATCAGTTCGGCTACTTCACCGTATGACTTGCCGAACACCTCCTGAGCGGCTTTGGCGCGTAACGTCGGGTCTTCGATACGGCCGATACTGGTGACAGCGTTGATGAACGTCTTGTTGGCGTCAACCATGCCGTCTTTGGTACGGAAGATTTCGATACCGAACTGGTCGAATGCTTTGCCACCGTCCGCAATCGACTTGTTCATTTTCATGACGGCGGCTTCGACCCGACCGGACTCAATCCCCAGGTCGCCGGCCACCGCGATGAGGCGGGATGCGTCCTCTACGGCGAGGCCGGTGGCGTCCGCCATCTTTCCGGCCTCGAGGGCAAGGTTTTGGAATGCTTGTACCGCTTTGACTCCGAGGCCGACCGCCATCGCGGCACCGGCTTGGGCCGATGAGATTCCCAGGCCACCCAACAGTCCTTTGGCTTTGCCGGCGAACCCTTGAAGGTTCTGTTCGGCTTTCTTGAGGCCGGCGTCTTTGAATTCGGTGACGATCGGGATGGTGATGGCCATGTCAACGAACCTTAGCTAGTTCGGCCTGAACGAACCGTTCCACCTGGTTGGTGAGCTCCACCATTTGGCGTTGAACCTCAGGCAACTGGGATTCGGCGGCGGGCCACATCACACGCGATGGTTGACCGAAACGGGCCGACAGATTCTGCGACAGATTGTTGTCGGTCGCTTTGCCGGCCATGTCAAAGATGACGGCGGCGGCGTTGGTTTGTTTGACGGCCACGATGCCGACGGGGCGGGCCGGTCCACGGTTCAATCGTTTGGAGGTGTCGACTTTGACGCGTACACCGGAACGGGCTTTGGACACGGTGAATGGGAACAGGGAACGGCCGCGTGGTGCCCAGGTGCGGGACATACCGGACAACGGAACTTGTGTGTACCGGCGGCGGGCCTCGAGGACGATTGGTCGGGCTATGTCGTTGGCGCGACGGTTGAACTGTTTCCGTAGCTGCGGGTCGATCTTGCGAAGCGCAACAATCGATTCTCTAACGCCGCGTACGTTGCTGGTCACGGGCCCGTTCCTCGAAGATCGTGGTAATTGTCTTCAAGTCTGCCAGATCAAAATCGATCGATGGCGGCCACCAGCCGACCGCCACCAACAGTTCCGCTAGAAGCCGGCGGTGGGTGCCGGGTCGGTAGGGCGGACATGTTCGTCCGCGACTACCTCAATGCCATCCAGCTTCTTCAACCAGGTTTCGAACTGGAGGTCGACGGTGATGCCCCGGGACATGCACGATTTCCAGGCAACCCAAAAATGGTCGCGGATGCGAAGGACACCGTCGATGGCGGAACGGTTGTTGGCGGCTTCCCAGTCGCACCATGCGGACATGGTGGTGGTCACATCGACGGTGGTGCCGTCGACGAACCGCAGTCGGTACGTTCGGTTGTGCATGGTCGGGGCTTTCTATGGGTCAGGCTGGGGGCGTGACGTCGCGGGCCCAGGTGCCACCAGTGAACGTGACATCCACGGTGGCGAGCTCACCGACGGTGCCGTTGATCGGCGTGAACGACGCCAGCATCGCGTTGGTGATCGTGTAATGCGGGTTCGACGCCGATTCGGTGGCGTTCGTGGTCTTGATGATGATGGTGGTGTCCCCGTCACCAACGACGGACTCGAGGGTCGGTTCGACTTCGCTGGTCCCGTACGACAGGAACAGGGTCAACGTCACCTCCACGTCGGCCAGGCCTTTGGTGAACTTGCGGCCGGTGTCACCGAACGCGGTGGTCTCCAACTGGTCGTAGCCGATGCGGAGCGTGGCGGCGGTGCATTGGTCGCCCAGGTCGACAGCGCCGATCGTGACGTGCGGGTTCGTGAGATGCGTCGTGGTGGCCATGTCGAAAGTCTCCTAGATACGGCGAGATGCGAGGCGGATAGTGAGATCATAGGCCGGTAGGTCTTGCTGGCCGATTGATGCCATGGTGGGTCGGCCATCGATCACGGCCAGTTCGGAATCCATGATCAGATCGACGATCTGCAAGATCCAGTTGGCGGCGTCAGTGTTGCCTGGTGGGGCACCCAACACACGCAACGTCATCGTTACGTCAGCTATCTGTGTGGTGAACGCTGTAAACGTGGGGAGCTCAACAAACACGGTGCCAGGTCGGGCGTTACGTGGGTCGGTGACAGCGGTGATCGGGAGAGCCTCGAGGACGGCAACCACATCGTTGATGCTGTACCGGAAGATGCCTTCGACGCCGCGTTCCAACAGCAGAAGATCAGCGTCCTGGAGCAGAACGTCCGAACCGTTCTCCAGCAGGATCGATGAATCAGGCATCAGACGCAGCAACGATGAGGGCCGACACAATGAGGCCGATAGCGGCCCCGAACATGATGCCGGCCAGGAATGTCATTCGGACTCGTCCTGAGGCGGCGGGATCGCTGGCAGGGTGGCGAGCACATGGTCACCTGTGCCGTCGGCCAGCGGGATGCGAAACTCGATGAGGTTGGTGGCGGCGTTGTAGACGACCTGGGCGATGTGGAGGTCGCTCACGATGCCCTCGTAAATACCAGACCTGCGACTTGAATGTCAGACGCGAATGTGTCGGCAACATTTGTTGCCACGCGACGCAAACCGAACATCAACATTTCACCAGCCCCAACAGTGATTGATGTTGCTACGCGTGCGTATTTCATCTGAAATTGAGATGGCACGGTATGAGTGGTGTAGACGGGCCCAAGCCATCCTGTGACCGCATTGTCGCCATCTGTTGCGGCCAAGTAGTGAAAATCCATGTTGACATCACCAGAACCAGCCGACCACTGGTTATACAGCATGTCAACATGGCATGTTGACCACCATGAAGGAATGACAACCGAGCCGCCGATTGCTTCTTCAGTTGAAGCGTCGAGCAGCCAGTAACCGAATCGGCTACCTCCACCACCGCTCAGCGTTGGCGAACCAACAGCAGGACTCATCGCTCCAGCGGAAACTCCCAACTTGTCCCCGCTCTTTGGCACAAACCTGCTGCTGAACTGGCTTCCCTGTGCCAACTCGTCAGCGGTGATGTATTTCGCCACGTCAGGCGAACCGACATCAACCACGGCCAACTTGTCACCGTTTGCCAGGTTTGCGCCGGTCAGGGCCGTCGTCGAGTTCGGCCAGAACTTGTTGGTGAGCGCCGAATCGGTGACCAGCTCCGCCACCGTGATCTTCTTTGTCGTACCGGACGCGGCCATCGTCGTATCCGACACATCGACGATTGCAAGCACGTCGTTGTCAGCTACGTCGTCCCCGTCCAGGGCGGTGAGCTCAGTGATTCGCTTGTTGGTCATGTCATCCCACCTGTGGGCGATTACACCCGAGTAGTTGCAAGATACGGCCCATGCTGAACGTCAACGGGGCCGGTGTCATCGACTCAAACGACTGGAACCCGTCAACCGACCCACGTTCCCGATACAAGGCACCGGCATACATGACGGTCCCCTGTTTCACGTCACGACTGGGGGCCACCGTCGGATTGTCGTTGTAACCAGCGTTATGGCGACGCCGGTAACACCAGTCGTTAGCGGCGTTGGTGCATTCCTCGAGATACGACACGTCGTTGGCGGTGGCCGGCGCGAAACCTAGCCACACTTCAACGTCATCATCGTCAATCCATGTGACTTCGGCATAGACGAGTCCACCGGTCACGGTGAATTCGTCCACGTCCTGCCCACCAGTCGAATACGTGATCACATCGGTGGTCGTGTCTGCGGTGAGCAGGACGTGGGGGCCGTCGAAATGGGTTCCGACGTTGTAGACGTGGACGTGTTCCCCGACGACAAAGCCGGCGGCGTTGTCGAGCTCGAGGGTGGCGACCTTGTCCGTGATCGCGGCGGTCAATACTGCCGCCATCAGGATCAGCTGTGGGTGGAGTCCGGGCCGAGGACGCGGATCATGTTGACGTCGACCACATGGGCGGCGAAGTAGCCACGGACGGCGATGGTGACACCGAGCGTGCCGACCGACTCGTCGCGGATGAAGCCCTTGTAGGACTCGTACACCTCGACGCCACGCGTGTTCAGCAGCCAGTAGTACTCGTTGGCGGTCTTGGCGGTGTAGCCGCCACCGGTTGCGTCACCGATCACCTGGGTGCCGACCTGGTTGGAAACGACCAGCTGGAGGCCGAGCGGGTTGCCGTTGAACGTCGACACACCGGACAGGGTGCCGGGAGCGTTCATCGGGCCGACCTGTGGGAACACGGGACGGCCGGTCGAGTCGGTGAGCCCACCAAGCGAAGCCCAACGGGCCGTGCCGACCACCAGGGCGTTCGGCAGGTAGTTGGTGTTCGACGCGATCGACGCGGCTGCGAGGTACAGGTCACGGATCAGCTCTTCCTCGTCGGTGAACGAGGTGATGACCACTTCCTGAGTGTTCGTGATCGCGTCGGCCATCTGGTCGACCACATACTTCTCCGTGGCCAGGGCGTACTGGCCGGCCATGTCTGCGATGGCCTGGTCGAGCATCGACGGGGCCGACCAGTCGATGACCTGCTCCGACAGAATCAGCTTGCCACCAAACGTCTTCTTGGTCACCACGATGTCATCGACTTCGAAGTCGGCGGTCGACAGGGCGGTGAGCTCCGTCGACTGGGCACCAGCGCTCGAATGCACCTTGACGTACGGGCGGATGAACGTCGCGCCGGCATCGGGCATCGAACGGGGCCCGAGGGCGTTGACGATCGGACGCAGCGGGTTCACGTCGTTGTAGACGGGAGCGACGATCGGCACCGGGACGACACCGGCGGCGTCCGAGACGAGCACGTCACCGGTGGCGGCCTGCACGGTCGCCGCCAGGTTGGCGTTGAACTGTGCCCATTCCGAACCGCCACGGCGGAGCATGGAGATGTATTCGCCGGGGGAGGGGAGCCGCGGCGGCTTGACGGCGGTAGCCCAGATGGGGGCGGTGGGGATGACGGCCGGCGTGTCGGTGCTGGCGGCGACGGTCGATTCGGTCACTTCGGGCTCCTCGAGGGGTTCGGGTTCGGGGGTTTCGTCGGGCTCTGGTGTAGATGCTGCCACATTTGTCACACGCGCGGCGGTAAATGCGGGGACGGGAACCAGCGACAATTCCACCCAATCGGCTGCGTCGATGACCATCACTCCGTCGTCATACGACCAGGCGGTCGGTTCGACACCGACACTGACGGCATCCAACGCACCGAGTTTCAACAGTTCAAGAGCGTCGTCCCCGGCGCGAGTGTTGGCGATCTTTGCGGAGAACATCATTCCGTCGTCGGTGGGGACTCGTTCGGTGACGACACCAACAATGTTGTCGATCGATGACAGGTCGTGGCCGTTGATGAGCATCGGGGAACGGCCCGAGGTCGGAAGTGATCCGTTGTTGAATCGGACCTGTTGACCGGACGATACGGCGGCGGTCACGTTCCACGGGACAGCAAGGCCGGTGATGGTGCGGGTGGGTGTGTCGCTGGTGGCGGCGTCGATGGTGACGTGGGACGCGGTGAAACGGATCACGCGGGAACCGCCGTGGCGGGTTGGACGGGCTCGAGCTCCAGGTTGTGGGCTTCGAGCCACATGTCAATGTCGAATCGGACGTGCCGGTTACGGGGAAGCACCGAATCGAGGCTCAAGGTTTCTTCGATGCAGGTGATGAACGGGCGTGCCCCGAACAGGTACAGGTCTTGTCGGGCCTGCTGGGCGTTCTGGTAGGTCATGCCACCGGTCGGGATGCCGACCAGGTAGGGCGGAATGTTCGCCAACCGGCTGAGCTCCAAAGCGGCGTGTTCGCGGCCTTCCATCAGCTGGAGCCGATTGGGATCGGAATCAAACTCGACGAACTTCACGAATTCGTTGAGCGCACCGATCGCGTTGGTTGCTCGAGCTTCCGACCACGACGCCGCCAGCTCGGCGAGCTCGTCACCGGACATCGGTTCGCCACCGGTCTGTTGGAGGTAGCCGGCTGCGATCTCGTTGGAGGCGAATCGTTTCGCGGCGGTGTCCAACCGGATCGCAATATCGATGATCCTGGTTCCGATGCCGAGGACACCTTGAATGGGGGACAGGAACTGCACCACGTCTTCGGTGCGGAGCCGTTGCCCGAGGAACTGCACGTCCTGGGATTGGCCGTAGAACTGGGGGCCGGCCTGGTCCGGTGTCGTCACCGAGCCGGCTGGTAGCCACTTGAACGACGCCGGGAACCCGTTGCTGTAGCGGGTGGTGACATACCAGAAGGCACGGCCGTAGAAGAACAAATCCGACGCGGTTTGGGCCATGATCCAGTTCCGCGTGACGGTCGGATCGGGGCGACGCATCCATGTTTCCGGTGGCAATGGAATCGTTTCTTCGGATTCGCCGGTCCATTGCATGCCGTAATGGCGAAGCTCGAGAGATCCGATCATTGAGACGATCAAGTCACGGGCCCTGGAGATGGTCGGGACACTCAAGGCGCGCTCCACGCCAGCCCCGACCGAGTAGGCGTAGAGCGCGCCGATTTGGTTGGCGTTGCCGATAGCAGCGTTCACATTGGGGGATGCAGACGACGCGAACACGGGTTCCGTGATCTTTTTACGGCGGGCCACCATGCCGTCATTATGTCATCTAGCGCGCCCAAACTCCGGTTTGCCACGGGTCAATGGTTTCAACGCGAGTCCGACGGCCCACACCATGCACCGGGCCAGTTCGATCGGACCGGGAGACCTGGAGGACGACAACGTGAGCGCACCAGACGCCGACACCGGCACGGCCCGGTTCACCTGTTCGGACAACATGGCTTGACCACCATGTACCAACGTGCGCTCCAACACGGTGTTACGCACCAACTGGGTAAACCGTTGCATTTCGATACGGCCCACGGTGACAGTCGACTGGTTCAGCGGTGGCGGACACACCGACGCCAGGCCCGGTGTCAACGCGATGACCGGCCGTCCTCGAGCATGAATCTCCGCGACGGCCGGCCACAGATCCGCGAGCCGGTCCACCGACAGTTCGTGGGCGACTTGGATCGTGCCGTCGGGGCGGAGCGCGGCACGGACACCGACGTAGCCGGCTTCCCCCAGGTCGGAATCAACCGCGAGGAATCCGCCGTCTGGCATCGGATCATCGGTAGCGAGGGTGTCCCACACACCGTGAGGTATCCAGGACAGGTGAGCGGCGATCCACATGTTGAGGCCGGAACGGATGAACGCGTCGCGGTCGGGGGCACGCCATTCGTCCTCGAGGTCTTGCATGGTGAGATGACCGCAGCCGAGCGCCGGGTTACCGAGGTGCCAGACACGGCGGTCCCCGGGATCGG